TATACGCCTATGGATATTCCACCGCCTTCCCAGCAGCAGGATAAGGAGAATATATGAGTAACTTAAAACAGGCACGACTTCTAAAAGCAAGACACCACTTAAAGTTAAAGGTTAAGCAGTTATTCTGTTTACACGGCGATTATGCGTATCTTGAAATTACCACACAACGAAAGCCCGAAGGCGGTAAGGTAGTCAACTTCGCCAGAGGTTGCAAAAAATGTGGCTGGATAAACACCGCTAATCCTTACGCTGGTATGCCCCGAACCCTACGCAATAGCTATGACCGCACCTATCTCAAGATTACTGATAAGAACGATGTCCTATTATCTGACCTAAAAGCTCAAAAAGAAAAGCGTGAGCTATACGAAAAATACGATAAAGAACACGGCACAGCTAAGAAAGATGTTCACAGTGTTTATAAGGAAAAGCGGTTGCTGTCGGAATAGTTGTAAACATAAGCACACTAGCGTATACTGCTAGGTAATAACAAGGACGATTGCCCATTGCGGATACCCCTATATGCCTACTATAAAACCAGTTAAAGTACCAAAGCTTACCCCAAAACAAGCAAAATTTGTTAAGGGAGTTAATGAGGGTAAAACTAAGGTAGCAGCTGCTATGGAGGCATATCCAAACGCCACTTATCAAACAGCTCGGGTTATAGCAGCAGAGAACATAGCAAAACCTAGCATCGCTCAGGCACTTGAAGCAGCTTATGAGCGGCAGGGCATTACAGTAGATGCAATCGTTAGACCAGTAGCTGATGGATTACTAGCGGAACGTACCGTAATAATTGGTAATGGTGATCAAGCTTTTGCAGACCAAGTTCCTGATCATGGCGTAAGGCTTAAAGCAGCTGGCATGGCAGCTATGTGGATGGGTATCGGCAAAGAGGTTGCAGTTAGTGGCGGTATTCACTTCCACCAGCATGTAGAGGATAAGAAAGCGGCTTATGAGGATTAAATCGGATTATCCTGTAGAAGAAGTCTTAGCTATGATTCAGAAAGCTATTGAGACTGGTGCGTATGACTTTACAAGTAAAAAGAGTATACGCATATTTAACTTAAGTGATCGTATATCCAAGCCAGATGTTATAGAAGTTGAGTGGAAAACATATGACCACGAATCCTGATACCATACAACGCTTCTTCGCTAATGAGTTCACTATTATCGACAAAGAGAGAGTTGAAGTACCCTTCTTATTAAACAAAGCTCAAGAACACTTCTTACATAACCTTGCACCACTGAACAACGTACTTAAGAACCGTAAGCAGGGAATCAGTAGTGTCAGTCTAGCCTATGCCATTATGCGCTTCTTACTAGGGGAGAATGAACGCTGTGTATCAGTTAGCTTTATTGAGAACAGCGCCCACCAACAACTCCAACGTGCCAAACACTTCTTACAGTCGTATGAGCGTATCAACGGGGTGAAAGTACCACTTAAATATAACTCTAAACAAGAGATGGTATATGAGGGTAAGACGAAAGACGGGCGTAACTTCACGAATACTCTTAGAGTTGGATCTGCTAAGAGTAAATCATTTGGTCGTGGTGATGACATTACTTTTCTGCATATCACTGAAGCAGCATTCGCTGATGACCTCGCAGCTCTTCTATCAGGCATCGGAGAAGCAGTCACACACAACTCGATAACTATTCTAGAGACAACAGCAGATGGTTACAACCAGTTTAAAACCCATTGGGATGATGCAGAGCGTGGCAGTAACACGTATAAGAACTTCTTTTATGATCCGTTTTGGACGTATAGCAGGGAGTTTGTTGAGGAGAAGCGCAAGAACCTTGGACGACTAGGGCCTCAAGAATATCCCTACACCGCTCAGGAAGCGTTCTTAAACAGTGGCGAGACATACTTCGATACATCTGCAATGAACTGGTACAACGAGCGCACTAAGGAGCCATTGAAGGTATGATACAAGTTGTAAACCTGCATATAGATGAGCAACCATTTCAGCATAACGGCTATATGGTCACAGCCCGGCTGGTTGAGAAGATGCCAGTACCGGGGCATAGATATGTTCAACTTACTTACGATAAGTATATTGGCACCTTTGAGCAGAGTTTAGACGATGCGCTTGATAAGCTTGGCAGTAAGATAACCGAGGTTTTAACGTCATGACACTAGCAATCGACTTCGATGGTGTGATCCACGACTATAAGCATCCTGTTGAAGGTAAACGCATGGGTGAACCCTTTGATGATGCTCTCACTATGCTCAAGCGTCTATATAATCGTAAGCATACTATTATCATCCACACTGTTATGGCAACAAGCGACAGTGGCAAGCAAGTAGTCGAGGATTGGCTAGCCTTCTACAAGATTAAGCATCACGGTGTTACAGCTATCAAGCCTAATGCAGATATCTACATAGATGACAGGGGCATAAGGCATACTGACTGGCCGAGTACATGGTTACAGCTTAAGGAGTTGAAGGTATGAGTGCATTTAGACGCTTCCGCAAGTGGCAACCCGACGAGTTTGTGCTTTGTTACGCCGATACAAGCTGGGGCGGTATCGACTACAGTGCTGCTCAGTTCCTAAGCTATGACAACATTGATGTACCGCTTGTCTACCACCAACAGGGGCTAGCCAGTGATATGACACCAATCCTACATGCTGAACTAGAGCGCATCTACCACGTTACTAAGATCAAGCCAGTAGTTAGCTTTGAACGTAACAACGGTGGCATAGCTGAGCTGGAACGCCTTAAGGCGCTGAACCGTAATGGCTACTACCGCATCTATACTCAGTACAAAGGCTTTGGCACAACTGACGAGACAGAGGATGACGTTAGACTTGGCCATGATACTAACTCTGCTACTAGGCCACAGATGCTAGGTCTGCTTAAGGATGCTATTGATAACAGACTGCTAACTATTTATGACGCCACTACAGTTGATGAGATGTTCAGCTTCATCGTTAAGCTTGGCACTAGTGGTAACTGGAAAGCTCAAGCTGAGGTAGGCGCACATGATGACCTAATTATGTCGCTAGCTGGTGTCTGGCAGATGTATCAAACAGAGCATAAGCCAGTAGTTAAGTCTCATAGTCGTCGTAAGAAACCAGAAAGGATGCGTTTTCACATATGAGCAGTATCACTCACGGCAAGCTAATCACCAGCCAAACGTTCTACGATGGTGAGGTCAAAACTACTGAGCAGGAGATGGTCGTATCGCTGTTTACTACTAAGCAGACAATCTTGCGAGACGTGATCGACGCCTTGGCTGTTATCAGCAATGGGGATAGCCACCGGCTTGATCTAGAGATATGCCTAGACAGTAAAGGCCGCTACCGGCTCGTAAAGCGGTGGAGCGTATAACATGGCATTCCTTGATACTATCGACATCACTAATCACACCGAGATGTATGATCGCCTTGTTGCTAAGATCTCTGCTGATGTTGCATCCACCCAACAAGACCCTCGACCACATGCTTTGCCGGATAAAATTATTATGACTAAGCGCCAACAGAAAATGCTCCGGCGGTACAAGATGATGCAGCAAATGATGGGTACAACTCAACGGCTGTGGCTGACTCCGTGGAACGTTATGGAAGTGACCGTTGAGCAATAGTTGTAGCATTAGCACAAACGTGTTATTTTATTGACATAACTTGGTTGATTGCCCATTGCGGATAGTGCCATTATAAGGACTTATCTTAGTGGCCTTTATCAACAAAAAAGATCTTAAGACTCTCTACAACGACAGCAAAACAGAAGCTCACATTTGGCGACAGGATTACCCAGCTTATGAGCGGCTGATGGACAACGGACTTATGGAGGGGCTGGATACTAACCTACCTGAGGTCAATGACGGCTCACTAGCGGCTGCCCTGTTCAAACTCCCTAAGCGCATTGTTAGCAGCAAGCTAGCTGGCTTTGCTAAGGCGGTTGACCGTGACGAAGCTTGGATCACTGAACTGGCTAACATCATGTGGAAGAATGAGATCATCCCTAATGCCAATACCCAAGCACCATTCATCCGTAAGTGGAAGGATGCAGTGCGTAAAGCTGCTGGTTACGGTTCGGTGCCACTCATCACTATGTTTATCGAGAAGAACGGTAAGCAGTACTCTGACTTTATCGTAGCTCAACCCCAAGATGTAACACTAGAGCCGGGTAAGGTGTCTGATTACGATAGCGACATCATCTTCTGGGATATTTATTATACAAAGACGCAGTTGCAGGGCATGATCGACGAAGCTACCGAAGAGACTACGGGTCAGGATGTTGACCAGGATGGTGATGTTGATAGTGATGCCAGTGAGAAGTCTGACAGTGAAAAGGCTTACAACAAGTGGAACATCCCAGCTATGCAAGCTATCCTTGATTCTGATAACAAGGAAGAGCGCAGCAGTCTCGATACCCCTCGCCAGGAGCAAGACAAGAATGTGCGACCTACTGGCTTTAAGTTCTGCATTGCCTACCAACGTGGTGTTAATGCGCCATTCTACATGTACCACAAAGAGTCCGACAAGACGATTAGGGAATGGTCTAACCCCGATCCAACTGGCGACATCCCAGTTCACTTCCTTTACTGCTACCAAGACTTTATCAATCCTTACGGCATAGGCATCTGCAAGCTAGCTGGTGGTACTCAGAACGTACTTGATTACATGCGTCAGGCTGATGTGCTAGCTACTCAGCTAGGTTTACGACCGCCAATCAACATCCAAGGTAATGCTGATGATGTTGACATCGACTCACTTGTCTATGCCCAAGATGCCCTGTGGTTTACTGGTGCAGCTGTTGTTAAGCGTGAAGAGTTGGCTAATGGTGTCTATAGCCAACTGCCCCAACGCATGGAGATGTACAAAGCTAGCCTCAATAACATCATCCCAACTGGCGACACTAGCGTTAGTTCTGGGGCTGGTGATCCAACTCAGAGCAAAACCCCAGCCGGTGTTCGCCAGCAAGTAGCTAGCCTGTCGATAGATGACGAGGACTTCAAAGATAACCTGTTTATAACTTACGAAGCTGTAGCCAAGAGCATGATTAACACCCAGTTCGCCAACATGGAAGGTACTGACGTTATTAAGCTGTCGGACGAAGAGAAGCAGAAGCTGTACAAGATTGACCCTGTGCAGTTCGCACCATTCATGGCTGAACCTGATCCTACTACAGGTAAAGTTGCTGATACTACTAACCAGCTAGAAGTTATCTGGGATACTGTTCGGGCGCAGTTTAGTTTTGAAATTGACCCAACCAGCGCTAATACCTCTAATGATGCTGACCAAGCCACTAACATCCAAGAAGTTATCAAGACAATTACGCCACAGGTTAACTACTTCCTAGGCCAAGATGGCTGGAAGTACAATGGTGGCGAAGCATACCGATCACTGCTTACTAAGCTGAACCTTGAGAACATCGACTCTATCCTGACCAAGATGACCGACGAGGAAGCCGCTGAAGCCAAGAAGCAGCCATTCCCAATCATTGACCCACCAAGTATCCGCCTGACTGGTCAGATACCTAACGGAGCAATGATCCCAGCCCTAGCACAAGGTGGCGTGACGGTTGATCCTAGCCAACCAACAGTCCAAGAACAAGTAGATATAGGTGACATCTACAAAGATCCATCTACTGGTGACAGTGTTAAGGCAGCAATTCAACAAATGGCAGGCTTCCAGCCAGAAGTTAATGCTCCAGCTCCAGTTATGCCGCCCGCTGCCCCAGCCCAACCAACAGATCAGCAACCCCAGCAAGACCCGAACAACCCAGTCCATCCGTCCGGTGTATCACAGCAGGAAGCTCAGGCTAATGTTGATGCTGTTATGAAGCAGTACGGCGTTGATGAGCAGACTGCCCTAACTGCCCTTGCCGCTGAACACGCTGGCTTGCCACCGGAGGATGTTATTGCCCATATGAAACACTTAACAGGTCAGGTAGCCTAACATGGGACGCAATGATTCAGTTCTATACACCGGTATGACCAGCGCTAGCTTTGGTACAGTAAGGACTAATCCGATTAGGGAAGCTAAGGCCGAAGAGAAGCTAGAACGCCAACAGAAGCTTACCCCTGCTGCTGAAGTTGTAGCAGAAGTGATTGCTCGTGAAAAAGCCCTAGTCACGCAAGAGTTAGCCAACTTACCCTTTAGTGTCAGTACTTCCAAGGAAAACGTCAAAGAGCTACTGATGGCCTACCAACGCAACCTAGTCTTTATCGATCGCTTCCAAACTCAGATCAACAACGCATTACGCAAGGCAAACAAGTGACCGAAGAAGCACCACTAGTTGAAACTTACAGTGAGCAGAAAGCCCGGCTTATTGTTGAGCAAGCCAACCTAACTAAGGAAGATGTTATCCGGGAGACTGGTGGCATTGACCTAGATAACTTACCGAAGCAAGGCCACCACTGGGTTAAACGAGGATTAGTAATGAGCTGTGAAGGAGTCCACGCCAACCATCGACACTTTTTAGTTGGCTAGGTAGTAGCTACGGGTCTTGGGGCGGTGTCCACCCCTTCTCCAAGATCCATAGGTGTTCCCTAATCACCAAGTCTAACTAGCTTAACTAGTATGGTTTCGCCAGCCTTAAATGGTATGAAATTAAACTAAGGAGTAACATGGCTGATGATTTATCAACCAGTACCGACGAAGCAGTCGATACAAGCGTAGGTAGTGAAGATACCAGCAACGAGTCTGATGATGTCGATCTAGAGGACATTGAAGTAGACATTGCTGACATCGAAAGCAACGACGACCCGGAAGAAGAAACCGAAGTCGAAGAAGCTGACACCACCGACGAAGCCAGTGACGATGACACAGAGGAATCTGAAGAATCCGAACCGTCTGAAGAAGAGCAGCGTAAAGCTGATGCTCGTGAGCATTACGAACGCCGCCAAGCTGAAAAGCAGGCTAGAATTGAACGGGTCAAGCAGGATCAGGCTAACTACATTATGGAAGCCTCCGAGAATCGTGACCCCCTTGAATTAGCTGTCAGACAACTACAAGTAACTGAGTACAACAATACGGTTGAAGCAGTATCAAATAAGCTAACGAATGGGTATGAGCGTGCTGTCAATGACTTCCCGGTCTTGAAGGACGCCACCCCAGAGATACAAGCAGAAATTGATGCGACTATAGATGCGTTCCAGGCTATGAGTGTAGTCATCGACGCCTATGGCAACCCAACTGAAGTGCGAGGCGACTTGTATGCAACACTACAAGCAAAAGCTGATTCTATTGAAAAGCTGACTGGCATACGGTCTAAGCGACAGGAGCAGAGTAAGACCAAGGAGAAATCCAAAGTCTTAGTAACCCCTAATCGCTCACCCCGAGAGCCTAAGAAGGATCCTGATTTGGAAGCCTTTGATAAAGAAGCTTGGAAATAGAATCCTAATAAATAAGGAATTAACTAATGGCAATTAACTTAGCCTCCAAGTTCGAACCAAAAACCTCTGAACTGCTGAAAGCAAAAGCCAAGACCACCTCTATCGTCAACTTTGACTGGAGCTGGGATGGCGTAAACGCTATTAACGTTTACACTCTCACTGACCCAACAATGAACGACTACGCAGCTAACGGTAACTTCCGTTACGGTAACCCAGATGAAGTACAAGACACTAAGCAGACATTTACCTTGTCTCGTGACCGTTCTTGGACTAACACTATCGACATGAGTAACTACCAGGACACCCTGGAAATTCGTAAGCCTGCTAAGTTCTTAGCACAAGCTACCAAGAACGTTCTTGTACCTGAAGTTGATACCTACCGGCTGGCTACACTAGCAACTGCTGGTGCGCTGACTAATGGTGGTAACTACGGCACAATTACTGCTCGCAACGCTATCGTTGTCGCAGGTGCCACTTCAAACTCAAACGCTTACACTAACCTTTTGACTATCAATGCCAACATTACTGACAACGAAGCTCCTGAAGATGGTCGTGTAGCAGTCATGACTGCTACCTACTACAACCTTCTTAAGCAAGGTGGTTTCATCCTAGATAGTGATCGTGGTCAAGATAAGTTGAATACTGGTGATCTTGGTATGGTTGACGGTGTAACAATCGTTGTCTGTCCATCTGGCCGTATGCCATCTAACACTGACCTAATCATTACTCACCCGAGTAACCTAGTAGCTCCAGAAAAACTGAAGGACTACACTGTTCACAAGAATCCCCCAGGCGTTAACGGTTACTTGATCGAATATCGCATCCGTTACGATGCTTTCTTTGATCTAAACAAGATCTTCTCGTTGGGTATCCACAAGACCGCCTGAGTTAACTAAGAAAGGAATAATATGGCCACAGGAAAATTAGCTGAAGTCGAAGAAGCAGCAATGCGTATTCAGACCAAGCGATTCAATGACCATTTCGAAGAGCAAGCCTTCCAAAAGGAAAAGCGAGCTAAAGAAGAAGTAAAACAAGCAAATAAAATTGGAAAGGAAGCTAAATAATGGCTACCGTAAATAAAAGTGGATTTGGTTACAGCCAAAGTCTTACTGTTTCAGCATCAACAAAAACTGTTGATGACACAGACTGTGGTCTTGTCCAGAACATCACTGCAACCTGTACTATTACTCTCCCAGCAACCGTAGTTGGTTATGCCTATACTTTTCGTGTAGGTGCAGCTGGAATCACTGTCAACATTAGTCCTAACGCATCTGATAAGATTGCTGGTAACGGTTTCACCGCTACTGACAACAAGGATGCGATTGCTACTACTCAGCCAGTTGGAAGCATCCTCTCTCTCGTTGGTGATGGTGTTAACGGTTACATGGTCTCAGAAGTACGTGGTACTTGGACTCGAGAAGCTTAGTCACTAAATAGTAGGCTAGGGAGTAAAACCCCTAGCCGAAACTTAATTTAAAGAAAGGCTACCCATGCCAAAATTTGTACTTCAAAGCGATAACACAGCAATCGGTAATAACACGTTTACTGGTACTACGACCTTTTCTGGTGCAGTAGCACTGGTATCAGCCGACGGTACTCATGGTATCGGTTACGCAACTGGTTCAGGTGGAACTGTCACTCAGGCTACTAACCGTACTACTGGTGTAACACTCAACAAAGTTTGTGGAACAATTGTTACCAACAACGCTTCACTAGCTGCTGGTGCAGAAGCTGAGTTCACTGTTACTAACTCTACCGTTGCCGTTGGTGACGTTGTTGTAGTTAGCCTACAGGTTGAATCAGCTACTGGTACTTCCATAGCTTACGTTTCAACTACTGCTGCTGGTTCGTTCAAGATTACCTTGAGTAACCTCCACGCTTCAACTGCCGATACTTCAGCATCAACGATTAATTTCGCTGTAATCAAGGCTGTATCAGCTTAGTAAACTAAACGGCTCTATGGGAATCCGCCTGTAGAGCCAGAGAGGATAACATGTCAACCCAAGCAGAAATAGTAAACCGCAAGTATGCACAAGCAGCCAAGACCCAAACGCTTACTGGTAATAATGCGACTGTCTCAACAGCACTATTTAAGGTGACTGGTAACGTCAAAATTAACCAACTCTATGCAGTTGTAACTACAGTACTTGGTACAAACGTAACGGCTGCTTACTGGCGGCTTAACGACCAAACAGCCCAGGTAGCAATCTCACTAGCTACAGGTACAGCTTTGTCTAGTGCGCCAGCAGGTTCACTTTTAGCTCGTAACAGCTTAGTCAGTGTTGCATTGGCGCTCAAGAGTTCAGCTGCCGGTGCAGTGCTTGACCCTGTAGGTGCTACAACTCCTGTTGAGTTTATGCCATTCACAGTTACTCAAAAGACAGCTGCGGTTGAAACTGACATTGAGTTCACATACAGTACAACCAACACTCCAACAAGTGGTGTGCTAGTACACTATATTGAATACGAAGCACTGTCACCAGATGCTTCAATAACAGTTCTCTAAGGAGGATAATATGGCCGGAATGAATCCAGGATTTGCAGCATACCTAGCTAAGAAAAAGGCTGGTGGTGTTGCTCCAAAAGCAGATGTTGAAAACGCCGCTGACGCAAAGATGCCAGGTGATAAAAAGGAAGATGCCTCATCTATGAATAAGGTTGCTAAGCGTCATGCTAAAGTAATGACAGCACCTAAGAGTTTAAAGCAAGGTAAATACCTGTAGATTGTTATGACCCCTGACGAAAACCTTATTCTTCAAACTGCGAAGATCTCTGATACTGTCCTGTCGGCTACCCAGTCGCTGATCCAGTATTTAGAGGGGCATACCAGTAAGACCGAGGTTGTTAATCAGTTAGAGTCGATACACACGCCTGACGTGCAGTATGTAGTGGAAGCACTCAATATACTGCACGACACGCTTAAAACGCATGAGAACACCGATCTCTCAGGTGTTACGGCACTCATGCAAGAGCTTGTCACTCAAGCTAAACTTATCCCTAAAGACCACGCCGAAGATACCACAATCGACTATACCAAGCAACTAGATGGTATGAAATCAGCCATTGAAGCTGTCGGCAAGGTAGTCAAAGCCCAGAAACTAGTAGCTGAAGCACCTATCGTTAACGTCGCTAGCCCAACTGTCAAGGTTGATGCCCCTGACCTAGCCCCATTACAAGGCGGCTTCAGAGACGTTGTAAAGGCCGTTGAGCAGATTGTTATCCCTGAGTATAAAACGGACAATAAAGCCGTTGAGAAGCTCTTAGCTGATGCTAACAAGCTACTTAAGAAGCTACTCGATAAGCCTACTAGTTCTGGCGGTGGTGGAGGCGGTTCTGGGTGGACTGCTATCGGTACCAATGGCTTCCCTGCACCAATGAATCTTGATGCTAGTGGCAACTTATTAACCAACATAGGTAGCGCCAACGTTACACTTAACGCCTCCGACATAGAGATCGGGGCCGTAGAGATCAAAGACGGCACCACCGACAACCGTACCAGTGTCATCAACACCGCACCAACAACTGAATACGGTCTTGTTACTCGTAACATTCCAAGCGGTACACAAACCGTTACAGGCAGTGTTACAACTGGTGGCCTAACCGACACTCAGCTACGAGCTACCGCTGTACCCGTATCTGGAACTTTTTACCAGGCCACACAGCCTGT